GGTCGCTCTCATAGCTCCTACACCTTGTACCTGTTTTACGCCCGCATCCTTTGCCACATCGCTCGCCGCAGTCACAAAAGCTCCGAGGCTCTCGGTGTCTATGCTTAGCCCCTGTTGCGCCATGCTCTGCGTAGCTTGGGCGATAGACGCTAAGAAGCGCTCAACACCGCTCCCACTTAGCCCCATGCCTCGCGCCGCCCCTGCGAGGCGAAGCGCCATTTGTGTCTCCGATCCAACGCCCCCTTCCGCACCGCCGCCCAATGCTCCCCCTGCCGCGAACTGACCAATAGCGGCAGATGAGATGCCCATGCGCTCTGCCGCAAAGAGCTGTCTCATTAGGCTCCTAGAAGCGCCGCCGCGCATCTGTCTAGCACGAGCGAAGTTACGCATGAGCTGTAGTGACTGTGCAGGAGAGTAACCGAACTCCGCACCTTCTTCTCTAGCACCGCCAATCTGCGCTGCTCCTGTGCCGATACCCTGCGTAAGCTCTGCGATCAGCGGCTCAAGCCCCTGGGCTTGTTGGGAGCGGCGTTGGCGAGCCCCTAAGACACCCCTTAGTGCTTGGCCCACAAGGGGGAGTGCGCCTACCGCAGCTTGCATCGCACCGCTGTTTACGGCGGCTGAGGCGGCGGTAGAGACTCCGCGACCTGCATAGTAGCCCGCAGCGGCGAGCTCTCTGCCTGCGCCGCCTGTCAGGAAGTCATCGGCCCGCATCGCAGCCTGCGCCACCGCACCTGCGCGCTGCGCTACTGCACTTTGTGCTCCTTGTTGTAGTCCCTTGAAGCCTTTGTTTAGGCGCTCTATGGCTTGAGATACCTTCGTATCATCTATCGAGAGTGTGATCTCCGAGCTGTGTCTCGCTTGTGCCATGCCTCACCTCTCTTGTTGTCGCGCCCAGAACTCACGTTCCCACTCATCTACTACAGCGTCCCCCGTTGCCGAGGGTCCGTGATCTTCAATGATAGCTTGTGGCTTCGTGATGCGCTCAAATGTTTCATTGTCGAGAGTGAGTAGCCAGCGCTCTAAGCGATCTTCGTCACTTAGTGTCGGCCTCATCGGGTCGTACTGACTCGGCGTCAAGGGCGGCAAGGTGCTTTGAAGTGCAAGAAACACGGGAGCGGATCTCACCATCTTCACCCTGTCCCAAAGCTGATCGAAACCAGGCCGAGCTATGACGCTCACACTCTCCTCTCACCGTCCACAACAGATCATCGTCCTCGGTGATCCATTGGTTCAGCCAATCGGGAATGTCACGAACCTGTACGCTAATGAGAGCGAGCGCCGAATAACGTAGGCGAGCGTACTCTGAAAGGTGATCCCAATGTGCTCCACCGAGCATCGCGGTTCGCCGATCAATGAGCATACGCTCGTCACCGTTAGGAACCCTAGACACTAAGACTGTATTGTACTGCTCGCCTGTAGGGGTGAGGTACTGGAGATTGAGCGTGATCTCACGAGGGATCAGCGTGACCGCTGGCTCGTCCTCATCCTTCGGCGCTTCTGCCTCTTGTCCTAGTGTTCTAAGGTCCATTTAATCAGCCTCGCTCGTCATAGATTCTGCGCGCTTGGAAGCTCGCGTTCGTGGTCACAATCGACCCCGCTTGCACAGTCCAGTTGCGGCTCTCTGCACGACAGCCTTCGATGCGCCAAACAGGTTGGTCGCTCACTTGGTCGTACACCTCAAGCGTGATCTCAGGGAATGTTAACACATCAACCGTACCACCACGTGGCACAAGCCCAAGATCTTTGAGTGACTCGCCGCTGATACGGACGAAGCCGGCCTGTACGCTGACAGAGCGAGCGACAGGCACGATCTCTTTAGAATCAATGTCACCGAGCACGTCAACACGCTGGAGTGCGATGTTCTCCGTCGCTGAGACATTAGAGGCGTAACCGACCTCTGCTCCGTTGACGATCAATTTTGCGCGTGGTGCGCTGAGTACGTCAGCCATTGTTCTGCTCCTTAGAATCTAGCGACAGATGCGGTGATGCGAATGAAGTTAATCGGCTCGACCGCTGCTACGGTGTAGTGGACGTTCAGCGTGTCACCGAGGTCCTCAAGCACAACGTCCTTAAACGCCTTGATCGTACCGTCGAGCACCTGCCTGTTGAGTCGTGACTCAACGATGCTCTTGATACGGTTAGCGGTGAGGCTGCGGTTCGCCTGACCGATGAAGCTATCGAGCCCTGCGCGGAGGTCCCTCACAGATGCGTTCACGCTCTCGTTCGAGCTCACCTCGCTGTAGATCGGGTTATCGTCACGTAACCAGGTAGTGACGCTGCGCTCGACACGCCAACCGAGAGGACCAAAGCTCAGAGAGACGATGCCCTTTTGGATCGCCTCGCTCGCGTCCTTGTTCCCGTCCCATTGACCGAGCACGTCCACAACGTCGGGTTGCTTACGAGTAAGCGGTGTGCCGACGGCGCTACCTGCCTGCATACAGGCGAGCATAAGCGCGAGCCAAATGGGATCCTTAGTCACGGTGCTACCGAGCGGGTCCACTAACTTGACCTGCTGCCCAACAAGCGCGATGTTGCGGTCGTTCAGACTACGAGCGCGGCTGTTAAGCTGAGCGAGAGTCTCGTTCTTGTCAGCACCGACCCAAGCGTTACGCTCACGCCCTGCAAGCGCGGCGAGGCGCAGGTGCTTCTTGATCTCGGCATGAATGTTCTCGTCCTCAGTCCAGGGGACGATGATCTGAAGGTCTGCGCTCTCTACATTCTGAAGCGCGGTGGTCCAGTCGCTCAACGACGCAGAGGACGAAGCGCCGCCGCTCAGCATATTGACGCTTGATGCCCAGTCGATGGAAGCGACGCCGTTCGCGGCCCGCTCTGCGGTGATGAGGCGCGAGCTAGACAGCGCATCGAGGATCTCGGCGAGGTCGCAGCGCACGAGCACAGCGTTCGATGCACCTACGATGTCGTTAGACTCAAAGGCGTCGAAGGCGTCTGCGTCATAGTCACGACCTGCGAGGTAGTTAGCGACCACGTTAGGGAACTGGTCGAGGGCCTCGATCATGCCTCGCAGACTATTGAAGTCACCGACACCTAAGAGTGTACCGCCCGTGACCGAGAGATCCCCTGCGTATACTGAGTGAGTAGTCTCGGCCTCGATTGAGTCGATACGACCGAAGTTAACGGTGGTCGTGCGAGTAGCACCGTCACCCGCAGGGAAGGAGATCTGTGCGCTCGCGGCGAGCCCACTCTGATCCACTCCGAGGATCGTGACATTGACGTCGGCTGTGTGGGTGTTGTCAGTCAGAGAAACTTGGAGCCCACCGCTGACTACAATGTCTGAAACGTCGAATGCGACAGCGCCGTTGCTAAATGACTCTGCCTGTGTCCAAGAGTAGTCGATACCGAGGGTGCGGTCAGCGTAGATGCCCACAGTATCTAAGAGGGAGCCGTCATAGTAGATAGAAGCGACATCATCACTCTCGATGTTCTCAAAGAGCTCTGACGCACCATCCCTCACGACCTCAATCGTCACTTGGTCGGTGTTGACGTTGGTGACGCTGACCTGGGTGCGGTTGCCCTTCGCTCCCCAAACAGAGCTCTTAATCACAAGCGCGTCGTTTCCGTCTGCGTCATCTAAGGCGAGCTGAGCTTGCGAGGTGCTCGCGACATTCAGCATCGTGAGCGTGTTCGCCCCCGCAGGGATGCGCTCATCGAGTGAAGGCGCGAAAGCTACACGACCGATGTGAGCGAGCTCGCGGTCGCTGTGGTCATACCGAGACAGCGCCTGTGCGCTGGTGAAAGTGAGCGGCTCCCCCTGCTCGAATGAGGGAAAGTAACCGACAAGACATACGTTGCCGGTGCTCGCGTCTTGCCCACCGAGTGCTGACGCATCGACCTCTGCGTACACCGCAGGGCGAAATACCTTTAAGCCGTTTAGGTTCAATGAACTAGGCATAGATGATGCTCCTTAACTATCTGAGGGGGTGACGCCACCTTGTACACCATCATCGGTCGTGTAGGTGTCACCCAATACTAACACATTCTCGTAGGTTGTGGTGTCCCCATATTCGGCGTTCGGTGGAATCGGAATCTGTACTTGGTACTCGCCCCTTACACGTTGCCTCTTTACGGTGATACCTAGCTCCTCTGCTGCCAAGTCCTCTTCAGGACTCAACGGGTCAGAGCCGTCGTATCGAAATACATGATACCCTGCGCGGTGCATCGGCCTCCGCGCTAACGCAATCGCCGCTCTACAGAGGACATGATACACCCTCGCCATGTCGGGAGAGCGAGCAAACAGCGCCAGCTCAACCGACTCGCTGATCATGTATGTATCGAGCGCTTGTGACTGAGAATCAATGCCCCCAAAGTCACCGAGCAGCTCTTGGGTCACCGTCTCCGCTTGGGGGATGATTGTGATCAGCGGAGCTTGTGCCGTACCTTGCGCGTGACGTGACCTCACCGATGGGTAGTGCTCGCCCGTAAAATCAGAGTACCACGCGCTCAAAGTAGCATCTCCCACACCGACGAAGAGTGCTTTGAACGCTGCTTCACGCTCTTTGTAATACTTGAGCCCGCTACTCACCGCTTGGAGCACGTGTAGATCGAGAATCATTGGTACACCTGTTGGATGAACGAGGGAAGCTTTGTAGCGACCTGATCTATGTAGCGACGAGCGACCACGCCCTTAGACATCCACGGTTTACCGTTGACGCTCGCTCGCCTCCACGTTCTATAGCCCGATGTCTGTGCTACAGGCTTACCGCCGCGCAAACTGTATGTAGAGACAAGCCGAACCATACCGGCGAGCGGGTCAACGGCGTGGTGGGGTTGGAGCTTGCGGATCGTGCCTTTCGGGAAGCGACCGCCCCACATCGTACCTTGTGGGGTACTGATCGTTGGCTTGAGTCGCTGCGCTCTACGGTACGCTCGTGCACCGCCCATCTTTGTGATGCTCGCTTTATCGTGATCGAACGGTACGTTGAGGTACATACCCTTCTTGCCCATGCGGATGTTACGAGTCGATGCGCGGAGTAGGAACTTTCGCACGTCATACGGGCCCTGCGTACCGATGCCCCCAGGTCCCATGCCCTGCTCAACGATGTGGGCGAGCACCGATGTAGACGGCGCAGCAGGGAGCCCGCAGGTGAAGCCCTTAGCCGATACGTCCCTTACTTGCAGACTAGTCAAGTACGCCTGCTTTGTCTTACGGAGCCCGCTACGGGCGAGGGAGCTCCAATACGCGAGGGTCACGTCAGCGAGCATCTGTGAACGCTGTAGCGCCTGTTCGGGTGCGAGCCCCAGGTTCTCCACCATCGCGTCCATCTGTACTTGAATGTTAGCCATGATCATACCCCATGAACTCAAGCGAACAATGCGCTTGTAGCGGGAGTAGAAGCGGGCTTTCTTCGGGCGCTTTGCGGCGAGATATAGAGTCTCGGTGAGTGTGGGGCCGATCTGCGACGTAGTATCGGGGCCTCGCGTAGTAAGAGACGCTGTATCGAGCGCCCTCTACCGGCGCGGTTCCTTCTCCGTCTCCCTCGCTGAAATCAACCTTGCCGTCCTCCGTCACCGCGAAGTCAGCGCCCTCGATCAGTACGTCGTTCTCAGAGCTGAGCCCGTTGAGCCCCGCTCGCTGTAGTCTCGTCACCCCAATCGTGAGCTCACCAGAGCTGAGATCGAGTGTTCGATGC